ATCGTATGCTTTCCACTCACATCTGTATTCTTTCATCTCCTCAATGTAAGCAAGTCTACCTTCAGCCGTTGCAAATTTATTGTCCCAATCCCAACCTCGTTTTTCTGCATGACCGTTTTTGTAACATTCAGTTATATAATCCATATGCTCGTTACAATGATCTAAAAACTCTTTAAGATGTTTTTTCTTTAACCTAGTTAAAGCACCTTTGGCAGAAGCTACAGTTTTCCATTCCTGATAACTGCCATACTTAGTACCATATCTTTTGCCAGTATTTTTGTTGTAGATTACAAATGTGTCGTTTTGGTTTTTCATTTTATTTTTCCTTGCCCTAAGGGCATCAAGTTAATTTATACAGTAATTATATACCCATAATGGGTTAATGTTCAACAATTAATTTAATTATTTAATTTCAACTATATCTTGTGCTTATATTACCCTTTATGTACTATATGTAGAATATGCCTATACCGAAACCGACAAGTGACGAAAGTAGGCAGAACTTTTTAAAAAGATGTATGGGAGATGACACTATGACGAGTGAGTATACCGATTCAGATCAACGCCTAGCCGTCTGTAGTAATAGCTACGATTCATACAAAGAAGATTCTATAGAGAATGATGAGAAGCATATAAGAGCAGTAGAAGAAACTGATGACTCTTATATCATTGAGTTTGGCAAATCTAAGCCTGACACAGAAGAAACTGTTGATGAGATGAACTCAGAAAAAGAAGTAGAGAAAGAATCTATTGAAATCAAATCAAGCATTAAGGCTTATCAAGACGAAGATGAAGATAAAAACTATGGCACATTTGAAGGCTATGGTTCTGTTTTTGGTAATAAAGACTTAGGCAATGATGTTATAGAAGCAGGCGCATTCGCTAAATCCTTAAAGAAAAGAAAACCACAAAATGTAAAACTCTTGTATCAACACAAGTCTGATATGCCTATTGGCGTGTTTGATGAGATCAAAGAAGATGAGCATGGTCTTGTGGTCAAAGGTAGACTGGCTCTTAAAACACAAGCAGGAGCAGAAGCCTACGAATTATTAAAGATGGGAGCTTTGGACGGTCTATCAATAGGCTTTAGAGTAAACCCAAAAGAAGTTTCATATGATAAGCGTGGTAACAAACGCATTATCAAAGAAGTAGATTTAATGGAAGTATCGCTAGTAACCTTTCCCATGAACCCTCAGGCAACTGTTCGTTCAGTGAAAGGCGAAGAAATTTCCATTAGGGAATGGGAAAACGGATTGCGTGATGCTTTCAGTCTCTCTCGTTCAGAAGCAAAGGTTGCTGCAAAGGCAGTAACTAAGTGTTTTGATCAACGAGAGGTTGATGAAAGTGCAGAACTGGTAGATGCCATAAAAGAACTAACTTTAACCTTAAAAACTTAATAGGAGTAAATTATGTCGGAAGATATAAAGAACGCTATTTCAGACTTGGGTCAAACTTTTGCAGAATTTAAAAAAGTTAATGACGAAAGACTGGAAAACATTGAGAAAGGCGAAAGCACAGCATACAACGATGAGAAATTAGCACAGATTGAGTCTAAGTTAGACCAGTATGAAGCTATGAATCAGAAGTTAACTACTGCTGAAGCTAACGCTGAACACATCAAGGAGCAAGTTTCTAAGATTGAGACTATGGTCACTAGACCTGACTCAGGCTTTGAAAGCAAGCAAGTTGATGACTACCTCAACGCTTTTGATTCATATTGCAGGAAAGGACTGGAAGGTCTACAACCTGATGAGAAAAAAGCATTAACTGTCAGCAATGACTCAACAGGCGGATATTTAGCACCACCTGAGTATGTGAGAGAATTGTTAAAAACAATTACTGAAATCTCACCTATCAGAAGTATTGCTAGAGTTCGTTCCACAGGTGCTAGAAGCATCCAAATCCCAAAAAGAGATGGACAATTCGCAGCACAGTGGGTCGCTGAAAGTGGCACTAGAAGTGAAACTACTGGATATACAGTCGGTTTAGAAGAACTACCTGCACACGAAATGTATGCATTGGTAGATATTTCTGAGCAAGACTTAGAAGATACAGTGTTTGACTTAGAAGCAGAGATGCAATCAGAGTTTGCAGAGCAATTTGCAAAAGCTGAGGGAACTGCATTTGTTTCAGGTGACGCAGTAGGCAAACCTCATGGATTCATGGACCACTCAGGTGTAGGACATGTAAATTCAGGAACTGCTGATGCTATAACGGCTGATGGACTCATTTCATTGGTACACAACATTAAATCTGACTACACAAGAAACGGTACTTTCGTTTTCAATAGAACTTCTTTAGCTTCTATCAGAAAATTAAAAGATACTGCAGGTCAGTATGTGTTCCAAACAGGAATGATGCTAGGTGGCAACATGGTTAACACCATTCTTGGACACCCATATGTTGAAGCTACTGATATGCCAAGTGAAGCGGCTAACGCTTTTCCTGTGGCTTTCGGTGATTTCAGACGAGCCTATATGATCGTTGATAGAGTAAATCTAGCTGTATTGCGTGACCCATTCACACAAGCTACAACTGGTAATGTTAGATACATTGCTAGAAAGCGTGTTGGTGGTCAAGTGATTCAGAAAGAAGCTATCAATAAACTTAAATGTTCTACTTAAGGGGTAAACTATGCAAGATTTAACACATAATATTGTTGTAGGTAACTCAATTATCAATGCTGTCAAAACTGCTGCTGCTAACGGCACAGGTATTGACCTTAAAGGCTTTGAAGAAGCTACTGCTATCGTAAGCGTAGGTGCAGAGGGTGATACACTTTCTTCATCTGTTTACTTTGAAATATCACTAGAGCATTCTGATGACGACTCAACTTACACTGATTGTGTTCAGGCTGATGTTATCAACGGAACTATTGCTGCAGGTGGTATTTGGTTGAAGCTTGATGGTACTACAGGGGGTAACCCTGACACCACAGGTGATCAATGGCAGCTTGGCTATGTTGGTGGGAAACGCTATGTGAGATTGGTACTGGCTAAGAACGGTACACACTCTAATGGTACTCCTATTAGCGGAATGATTGTAAAGAGCAGACCTCGTGTCGCTCCTAAATCAAATGTTAAGCACAACGCTTAATTGAGCAAACTTTGGGGGGAGTCAAATCCCCCCATCTTTCTAGGTAGAAATTATGGCAAAGACATACAAAATAATCGTTCCTAAGCCTGCCTCGGCAAACGAAAAAGGAACAGAGGTAAAACTTTACACCGCAAACGAAATCGTTAAATCAGAAGGCAAGTGGCAAGATGAGGTTATGGAAGCCTTTATTGAAAACGGTTGGGCTATGGAAGTTAAAGTTGATTCAGCAGATGATGCTGTAGAAGTAGAAGCAGAAGTCAAAGAAGTTAAAAGAGCAAGAAACGAGAAAGGTCAATTAAAAGCAGATGACCCTAGCACTCCTGATGTAAATGAAGCATGGGAAGGTGGAGAAGCTCCTAAAAAAACAACTGCAAAAAAGAAAACTACTAAAAAGAAAACAACAAAGAAAGCATCCAAGTAAATTCTTTGTTATAGTTAAACGAGCAGATGCTTACAGAATGGTAGATACCATGCAATTTATAGGAAGTTTTAATGAGTGCAGGTTATCATCATTTCATTATAGAGCAGGGCGCAACATTTGGTCAGACCCTAACTCTTAAAGATTCATCAGATGCAGTTATAAATTTAACTGGATTCTCAGGCGCAATGCAGTTTAGAGAAAACCCTGATGCAAGTTCATCAATTCTAGATATAACTACAGCTAATAGTCGTATGACTATGGGTGGTAATGCAGGAACAATAGCACTATTAGTTAGTGCCACAGATACAGCAGCACTTACCGCATCAGACGGTGTTTTTGATTTAGAGATCACCAGTGGCGCAGGTGTGGTTAGTAGGCTCATAGAGGGCACTTACAGCATACGCAGGAACATAAGTAGATGAGTGCAGTTGATTCCATAACAATAACCAATACTGATGTAACAAATCAGATAGAGATTACATCTACTGACGGCATAACAGTTACAACGGTTGGCACTCAAGGTCTAGCAGGACCAAGTGCTATTATGAGTCGTGGTTTAGATCAAACCACAGCAACAAGCACAAACAACGGTGCATTGCTTGTTTATGATCATGGTAATGAGAAGTGGACTGCATCAAATACAACCGCAGCACAATCTCTTACACAAATAGTTTACAACCTACAGATTAACGGTAGTGGATCAACTGTTACAGGAATACTTGATGAAGATGATATGTCATCAAATAGTGCCGTTAAACTTGCAACGCAACAAAGCATAAAAGCCTATGTTGATAGTGAACTTACCGCAGCAGACCTAGATTTAACAGACGGAGATGGTAACAACCTATCCATAGACCTAGACTCACAGACATTAGGTTTAATAGGCGGAGACGGTATTGATTCTACTATCAGCAGTACAAATTTTACTTTTAGCCTTGATTCAACAGTTGCTAGATTAAGTTCTGCACAAACATTTACAAACAAGACTCTTACAAGTCCCGTTCTTAACGGCACACTTTCAGGAAGTGCTTTTCTTGATGAGGATAACTTTAGTTCTAACAGTGCAATTGCAGTAGCATCACAACAATCTATTAAGGCTTATGTAGATGCAGCAATCACAGCCGAAGATTTAGATATAACAGACGGCTCAAATAACATAGCGATTGATCTTGACAGTGAAACCCTATCGTTGCTCGGTGGTACAGGCTTAACATCCACAGCAAGCGGTAACGGTGTTACTTTTGCCATAGATAGCACAGTAGCTACCTTAACTGGCACACAAACTATTACTAACAAAACAGTAGATGCAGATAACAACACTTTATCTAACATAGAGGTAGATAACTTCAAGGCATCTGCAATTGTCATAGAATCAGAGGGCATAGGCTCTAACGATAACGACACAACCCTACCAACAAGTGCTGCAGTCAAAAATTATGTAGACACCGCCCTTACTGCAGAAGATTTAGATATTACGGACGGAAGCAACACAGGTGCTATAGATTTAGACTCTGAAACGCTTGGAATACTAGGTGGCACAGGAGTAGATTCTGCCCTAAGTGGTAATAACATAACTCTTTCTATAGATAACACCGTAGCAACGCTTACAGGCACGCAGACACTAACAAACAAGACACTTACGCAACCTAAGTTAAACGGTTCAACAGCAGTTACAACAACTGGCACAGAGTTAAACATTCTTGATGGAGATACTTCAGCATCATCCGTAGTGATAGCAGATGCAGATCAGATCATCCTTAATGATAATGGAACAATGAAACAGCTAGCCGTAACAAGGCTAGATACTTATGTTTCAGGAACAACAGCAACATTAACCAACAAGACCTTAACCAGTCCAGTATTAAACGGCAGTCTATCAGGCACAGCATTTTTAGACGAAGATAACCTCTCATCTAACTCAGCTACTAAGGTTGCATCCCAACAGTCAATTAAGGCATATGTTGATGCAAACATAACCGCACAAGACCTAGACATAAGTGATGGCTCTAGCACTATTGCCATTGACCTAGATTCAGAGACCTTATCTTTACTTGGTGGTACAGGTGTAACTTCTACCGCTTCAGGCAACGGTGTAACATTTGCCATTGGTCAATCGGTTGGTACATCAGACAATGTTGAGTTTGGCACGGTTACAGCA